GGGGACGTTTGCGAGCGCCGCCGGGGGCGGATGAAGCGAGCAATAAGGAGTGGCAGCCGCGCCGCTTTGCGGGCAGGTTTTCACGCCTGCACGCAAACGGCATCGCGGCAACAGGAGACGTTTGCGAGCGCCGCCCCTACGGCCGCAGCGGGTCCTTCAGCAGCAGGCCCGCGCCCCCCGCCTCCGGCTCGCGCAGGGGCGCGACCGGGCGCGACATGCAGGCGTAGCGCCACTCGTCGGCGGCGTGATCCTCGCCCTCGGTGTCCAGATCCTCGGCGCTGTTTTTCGCGAACTGCAGCGTCGGCACGGTGCGGATGAAGTCCCGGCAGTTGTCGAACACGTACAGGCGCGCATAGCCTTGCGCGTCGAACTGCAGCCGGTAGTGGCACTGCATCCAGCCGGGGATGCGCTTGTTGTCGCCGGGGGTGAAATACACCCCGCAGCGCGCGGCGGTCTCGGCCACGCTCTCGCCGCGGCTGGCGTCCCAGATCGAGGGGTCGGCCACGCCGCCCGACACGCGCCCGCGCAGCCAGGGGTGCTCGCGCTCCAGGCGGGCGATCTCCCGGAACTGCCGCTCCGGCGTCCAGCGCACGCCCTCGTTGCCCTCGCCCGTGCCGCCGTAGAGCTCCAGCACGCGATAGAGCACGCCGTCGTAGTCCACGGCCCACCAGGCGCAGGAGAAGGGCCGCCCGTAGCCGAAGTCGTAACTGCGGAAGAGCGTCCAGCCCCGGCGCTCGCCGGCGCAGAGATCGAGGGCGGGGATGACGTGGGTGAAGCGGCGGGCGCGGATGAGCTCCTCTTCCGATTCGGTAAAGCCGTTCCTTTGAGCCAGAGCCATGTCCGGCCTCACCCGGAAATCCTCGAAAAACTGTCCCTCATAGAGATCCCAGCGGCCGTACAGCCAGGCCTCGCGCAGCCGCCGGGGCAGGCGCGCGAGCCGCGCGGCGTAGTCGGGGTCGGCGCGCATGAGCGCCTCGTTGTCGGTGACGAGCGAGCGGATGAAGCAGTAGTCGTCGGGCTCCTCCCCCTCGCGAAAGCGCCGGTCGATGAACAGCCGCTTGACCCAGGCGTGGCCGACGCCGCCGGGGTTGCAGGTGTAGTAGACGCGCTTGGGGAAGGCGTTGACCCCGCGCACGCAGGCCTGCAGGCGCTCCATGCGCTCCTCGGGCTGCTGGGTGGCCTCGTCCACGAACAGCACGTCCACCTCCGTGCCCTGGAAGCGCAGCGCGTCGGCGTCCGTCTCGCAGTAGCGGAAGAGGATGCGGCTGCCGTTGGGGAACAGGAGCTGCTTTTTCTGGTCGTTGTACTCGGCCAGGCGCTCGGCGCCGTCTGCGTGCTGGCAGCGCAGCAGTTCGCACAGGGGCAGGATGTGGTTTTCCTGCAGCTCGGGGTAGCTGCGGCGCACGATCATGCACTGGATGCCGGGATAGCGCAGGCACAGCAGCACGGCCTTGACGCGCACGGCCCAGCTCTTGCCGCCGCCGCGCGCCCCGCCGTAGGCGACGTATTTGCGCTTCTCGGCCAGGAAGCGGCGCTGCTTGGCGCTCGGCGCCGGGATGGTCAGTGTGGGCATGGATTGCCTCCTTTTCGGGGTATGAGAACGTTTGCGGGCGCGGGACCCCTCATCCGCCCCAGTGTGCGCACTGGGGCACCTGAAGGTGAATTGCCGCGCAGCGGCAAGAGAAGCCACCCTGGGGTGTCCCCCAGAGGGGGAAGGCTTGATGGCTTCCCCCCCTCGGGGAATTGCGCTTTTGCGCCGCCGGGGGCGGAGAAAGCAAAAGCGGAATTTCCGCAGCGGTCGAAAAACCGGAGGAGGAGCGTAAGCCCGAACGGTTTTTCGGGAACCGCAAGGTGGAAGAAGCTGTCGGCGCAGCCGACTGATGAGGGGGGACGTTTGCGAGCGCGGGGCCCCTCATCCGCCCCAGTGTGCGCACTGGGGCACCTTCTCCCCGTGCGCGGGGAGAAGGCTTCGCCCCCTGGGGGGAGAAGCTCCCGCGCAGCGGGTGATGAGGGGGGACGTTTGCGAGCGCGTCCCTACTCCGCGGCTTCCGCCGCGCCGCCCTCGAAGCGGACGGTGACGCCGCGGCGGCTCTCCTCGGCGCTCAGCTCGCGCCGCAGGGCGAGCACGTCCTTCAGGATCGCGCTCAGGTCGCGCGCGGACTTCGTGTCGCGCCGGTCGCCCGGCTCGCCGCCGAGCTCGGCCTCCAGCGCCGAGGCCGCCAGGCGCGCGATGCGCCCGGCCGTGGCCGCCAGCGTGTCATTCGTCTTCGGCAAGCAGCTTTTCCCCCCTTCTCTGAAAATCGTAGCGCTGCACCTCGGCCAGCGTGCGCAGGCCGCGCCCGTCCAGCCGGTCGAGCACCCCGTCGACGTAGCGCCAGTCGCCCGCGCAGCCGGCCTTCGCCGCCTGCTCGAAGGCGTAGAGCAGCAGGTCGCGCCGGTCGGGGTCGAAGCGCGGACGCAGATCCTCGCCGTAGACGGTGCAGCAGGCGTGCACGCGCAGGCGGTCGGCCTCGTTCGCCGCGCGCCCGCCCAGCCGCGGCAGCAGCTCCCCGGCCAGCGCGCGCGTCTGCGCCTCGAGCTCCCCGCCCGCCTTGGCAAAGCTGTCCGGGTGCAGCCTCCGGCGCTTCCAATAGTCCTCGAGCCCGCCGCGCGCCGCGCAGAGAGCTTCATCAACAGCAGCAGAAGAAGCTTTCTCTTCTGTCCTGTCCTCTCCTGTGCTCTCCTCTTCTGTGCTCTCCTCTTCTGTCCTGTTCTCTGGTTGCGTTACGCACGCGTTACGTACGCGTTTCCTGTATTCCTGCAGACGCTTTTTTCCCATCTCCCGCTTGCGCTGGTACTTCCCGCCGTAGTCCTCCCAGTCGTGGATGCGCGCGCCGTCGGCCGTCTCGTCGACGAAGCCCGCCGCAGCCAGCGCCGCGGCGAAGTCGGCGGCGCGCCGGGCCGGGAACTGGCACACCCGCGCCAGCTCCTTCTCGCTCACGCCGCGCAGGCTGCCGTCCGGGGCGTTGTCGAGCGCCCAGAGCCACAGCAGCGCCAGATGCCCCAGCGCCGCCGGGACCCGGATGCCGAGCGCCCCGGTCAGCCGCAGCAGCTTCCGGTGCGTCGGCAGGGACTGATGAAATTCGATCCACGGCATGGCGTCAGACCGGCCGCATCCGGTCATACGGCCCGGCCGGGCGGCCTTCCCCGGCCCTCCGCGCCGGCTTCGCCGCCCCGTCGGCCCGGAGCGGGGGCTGCGGCGGCCGCCCGCCCCACGGGAAGCCCGTGCGCTCGAGACGGCGGATCATGGGATGGTCGGGGATCTGCAGCACGTCGTTTCGCTCCTTTTTGTACTGTTTAACCGAACTATATGCGGAAAAGAAAATCCGCTTTTCGGTAGTTCGGTTAAAGTATATCACAAAAGTTCGGTTTTGTCAAGCACAATTTCGAAATCGCGCTTGACTTTTTTTCGGTTAAAATGTACATTATAGATAGAAAGCGAAAAACGCCGCGTCGCGGCAGACCTGCCTTCTCCCCGAAGCGTGGAGACGCCCCAGGGTGGGCGAAGCCTATAAAGCCTTCTCCCCGCGCACGGGGAGAAGGTGCCCCGCAGGGGCGGATGAGGGGCTCTCTCTCGCAAACGTCCCCTCATCCGTCGTCTGCGCCGACGGCTGAAGGTGAATTGCCGCGCAGCGGCAAGAGAAGCCACCCCGGGGCGTCCCCCGGAGGGGGAAGGCTATAAAGGAAGTGATTTTATGTACTCCGAGCCCATTTACGACAAACAGATCTTTGCCGACAACCTGCGGCGGCTGCTCAAGGAGCGGCACGAGAGGCAGATGGATCTCGTGCGGCTGCTGGACGTGAGCCGCTCGACGCTCAGCGCCTACTGCGCCGGGGCGCAGATGCCGCGCATGGACAAGCTGGAGCTGATCGCGCGGCACTTCGGCGTGCCGCTGTCGGCCCTGCTGGAGGCCCCCGACGCCGCGGCCGGCGCCGCGGACGCGCCGCGCGCGCGGGAGGACGGCGGCTCCCCGATCCTCGCGGTGTACGACGCGCTCAACGACGCCGGGCAGACCGAGCTGCTGCGCTACGGGCGCTTCCTCGGCGAGCAGAGCGGCTACCGCGCGGCGGCCCCGAAGCCGCTGCAGATCCGGCATTTCCTGGTGCCCGCCGCGGCCGGCACCGCCGCCCCGATCGAGGGGGAGGACTTCGAGTGGATCCCCCGCCCGGCGGACGCGCCGCCCAAGGCCGATTTCTGCCTGACGATCGCGGGCGACAGCATGGAGCCCTACATCCGCGACGGGCAGCTCGTCTACGTGCGGCGCGACGCGGAGCTGCGCGAGTTCGACGTGGGCGTGTTCTTCGTCGACGGCGACGTGCTGTGCAAGCAGTGGTGCCTGGACTACGCGGGCACGCTGCACCTGCTGTCGGCCAACCCCCTGCGGCAGAGCGCCAACCGCTGCTTCCCGCGCGACTCGGGCCAGCACGTGGTCTGCTTCGGCAAGGTGCTGCTGCCCGCCCCGATCCCGAAACCGAATTACACCTGAGCCAAGGCTTCTCCCCCACCGGGGGAAGGCTGTAAAGGCTTCTCCCCCTTGGGGGAGAAGCTCCCGCGCAGCGGGTGATGAGGGGGACGTTTGCGAGCGCCGCCGGGGGCGGAAGAAGCGAGCAAAAAGGAGTGGCAGCCGCGCCGCTTTGCGGGCAGGTTTTCACGCCTGCACGCAAACGGCATCGCGGCAACAGGAGACGTTTGCGAGCGCCGCCGGGGGAATTGCGGGCCGCCGCTGCCGGCGGCAGAGAAAGGCGGCCCGCAATTACCGCAGCGGTCGGAAAACCGGAGGAAATGCGCAAGCCCGAACGGTTTTCCG